CGGTTGTGTCACGGTCGCTGAGGGTCCGGAACAACTCGCGGTACCGCTCTGATACCTGGTCCGCCACGCCCGGCTGGTAAAGCTGATCTACGAATTTCCGGCCGGCAAAGCCGAAATTGCGTTTGACGGAATTGGAGATGCGCATACCATCCTTGATGACAGCTTGGGATGATTTGCATTCGATGTCGATGACGCGGTTTACAGCGCCGGCGCCGCTGGCCGTTCCGGTCAGAGGTGATTCTCCCGTAGTCAGGATGCAGTTTCTCCACGTGGGCGTCAGATCCACGCCGCCGGCACGGTTGCCGCGGGTGCGGCCGACGCCTTGCGCCAGCTTGTAGACGTCGAACATAGTCCGGCCCTTGTTGTCCTTGGCCAGCTGAAGCTCATCAAGGCAGAATGGGAGATTATTCAAGAACGCGGCTGTTTTTTCCATGCCGACCACAGTACCGTCAAAGGTCTTGACGTAAGCGCCGACAGCCGGATCTCCCCACACGCTGGCAGCCACCATCAGAGCGACCGTCTTGCCGGTACCAGAATCAACGCCCCAGAGATGGACAAAGAATGGCAGGCAGTTCAGAGGCTCCAGCAGCACAGAGGCAAAAGAGGCAGCCAGAATGATCCTGGCTGTGATGGACATGCTCCGTACCTCAGCTGCCGTCTCCAGCCACTTAGCTTCAGAGCCTCGGCTCCGGACCGTCTGGAACATCGCCTTAAAATTGGCGTCACCATCGAAGATCAGACCGTCCACGAAAGGAGAAAAACCTGCGTCTGGTATGTAGCCGAAGCGCCCGATACTCTTCTTCTCCGGGATCAGATCGTAGTTCAGGTTTTCCATGTCGGAGATATACTGGATAAATGCCCTGGCGTTCTGGCTGTTTACTGCGATGCCGGAGCCTGCCAGATCCGTCACCTTGTTGGAGCTGGCCAGGACGGTCTTGCTGACGATGAGATGTCTCCAGACAGCGCCCTTCCGATATGCCAGCTGCAGTTTCTCTTCTCCTGTATCAATATTCACCAGTCGCTCCACCGGCATAATGGGGTGTGGGCAGGCTATCTCATCATTGAAACCGTTCTTTTTGTGAATCCCGAGGTCATCGGCTTCCCATTCGCCGGCGTTAAGCTCCAGCGGCTGATTGGTAAACTGGGTAACGTTTTCGATGTAGAGGGTGCCGCTCTGAGCCTTCAGGCTCTCCACGTATTTTTTGTACATGGACTTGAAGCCCCGGAAGCCTTTTGAGGCAGCGTAGGCCGCAAGGGACTCCATCTGCGTGGCATGTACGAATGGCTGCACATGGAATTGATAAAGCTCCTCGTAGGGCTTAGTTGTCATGAAATCTTCTCTTTCATATTCCCAGACCGTAGGCTCTTTCACGTGATCACCCCCTTGCCCAAGTTTTCTTCCAGCCAGTATTCCAGATACGGCTGACGGCGCAGCGCTTCGGCGTAGAGAGGATGAATGAAGCCGGCGGCGGCATCCTCTTTGGTCGGCGCAAAATATTTCAGGACTTCCCACCAGTAACGGTGCTCCACCGTCTTCTCGTGATATTCCCGCTCAAAGACAGCTCTCCTCTCGGCCTCACGCCTGCGGGCCTCCAGGATGGCCGACTGTTCTGCCCTGGAGCGCTGGGGAGCCTGGCTCAATCCCAGGCCGAAGTCCAGATCCAGGCGCAGAACGGCCTGCCGGAAATTGATATCGTAGAGCCGCATCACGAAGTCGATCACCGAGCCGCCGGAATTGCAGCCGAAGCAATGCCAGCCGCGGTCTCCTGCGTAGACCTTCAGCGATGCGGTATGATCTCCCTGATGGAACGGGCAGCGCATAAATCCTGCGCGGTTTGGCTCGAAGCCATAGTGCCGCGCAACTTCGTCCATCGTCAGACGAGACTTGATCTGGTTCGCTGTGTCATCAGAACGGTAACTCGCCATCGTCATCACCCAGGTCGGTGAAGTCGCTTGCGCTGACATTTACCCCCGAAGATCTACCGGATGAGTGGTATGTGCCGCCGGAGTCTCCGTCGCGCTTGGAATCCCCAAAGTAAATGCTGTCAGCTACGACCTCTGCGCTGCGTCGCTTGTTGCCGTCCTTATCTGTCCAGTCTCGGATCTGCAGGCGGCCTTCCACCACGGCCATCCGGCCCTTGCTGAAATACTTATCCACGAATTCCGCTGTGCTGCGCCAAGCCACGATATCCACAAAATCGGTGACTTTCTCGCCGGACTGCTTATCCTTGAAATCCCGGTCAACTGCGATCGAGAACGAGGCCACAGCGGTACCGTTCTGCGTATGTCGCATTTCCGGATCCCGAGTCAGACGGCCCATCAGGAAGATCTTATTGAGCATTAGAAAAACTCCTTGTAGTTGAGAATCGATGTAAGCCGCTTCGTGGCACGGCAGTAAGCGCAATGCTCACAGCGGGTGGGCTGAATCTTCCCCTCCTTGATGGCCTGGTATCTGGGGGCATTGTCTTCTACAACCGCCAGAGCAGCGGCCAGATCCGTGTCATCAATGTACATGGCAGCGAGATCGGGCTCCGTCTCCTTGGTGCCGACGGCCAGAACAAAGGGTAGCATGTGGCCCTCAATGTGCTGGTAGATGGCTCCCTGGATGTCATAGCCGTAATATTCTACGAAGGGAACCTTGCAATGATCTTCGGCCGACCACACGGATTCCATGCTGGCCATAGCCTTCTGGTCGACAATGGCGCCGTCACACAGGCCCAGCGCAGCGGCCGCATTCGGAAATTCTGCGACGATCTTTGCACAGGTATCCGCATCCAACAGACTGTCAATCTTGATCTTAAAGGGGACGCCGGCAATCGTACCGGTACGGATGACCTGCTTTTTGCCGGACATGAGCAGGGAATAGAGATCATCTGCCTGCAGACGGGCAACGACCTCGGTGGCCTTGACGTACTCGGCCTTCAGCGTTCCATCCCGCTTGAAGATCTCCGGATGCTGCGCCTGGTAGAGCGGCAGCTCACCGGAGAACCATGCGTCAATATAGCCGCCGACCAGCAGAGCCGCGGAGGAAGGGGGACGATATTCCCCCTTCAGTTCTGCCAGCGCCGCCGCTTCGCACCTCTCGAAGGCCTTAAACTGCGTGGAGCCCATATAGGCCATATTCATTTCAGGAGAGTAATAATTCTCCGGAGTGACAACAGGAAGGGCCATTACAGCACCTCCCCGGTGTCAGGATCCACCGTGAAATTCTCAGGCGAGCTGTCCTGCTGCACTTCCGCAGCGTTTTCGGTCTCCTGCTGCATTTCTGCAGCGGCCGCGGCTTCCTTGCGCTTCTGGGCACAGGCTGCGCATAGGGGCACACCGTAGTTCTTGGTCGTATAAGCCGCCAGCCAATGAGCGTTTTTCCCCATAGCCGCTTCGATGGGATTGCCGCAGTCCGTACAGGGCGGCACAGGCTCCTGCTTCTGGACACGAGGTTTGTAGGGCCGGATACGGATGCCATCGGTCATGCCGCCGTCCTGCGGATCCCGGACATTGTGATCTACATACAGCTGGATCTGCTTGCCCACCAGCGTAGAAGCCTTGGCGTCGCCGAACAGCTTACGCAGCGTCTTGCGGTTGGTGGAGTTCACGATCAGCGGGCGTACCTGCAGGATGCCGGGGACACGCTCTTCCTTGAAGGAAAGAACGTCCTTGTTTTCTTTGCCGCGCTGCAGGGTCACAGAGCCGTACCACAGGCCGGCAATGGTGAGCACCGGCTCTGTGCCGTCATCGATGTCCTCGGCACCCAGGTACTCGGATTCGCGCATCTGGCCGAGACGTTCATCGCCGGTCAGCTGGCGCAATTTATCTTTCGTCATCATGTTTACTTTCCTCCGTCTGGTCGGCTGCATTTGGAATAGCAGCATTCACAATTGCCATAATGAACCGGCACTCTTCATAGCAGATGTTGGTGTCCGCCTTAATGACGATATCCATGATTTTGGCCGCAGCCTTCATCAGGTTCGCCATTCTGTAAGGTGGGACATAGAAACCGGTGGTTGCGAGAAGGCGCTCCTTTTCAGCCTGTAAACGTTCCGCAGCAGTCACAGCTCCGTCACCTCCAGCTCCTCGGAATCGGTCACGCGGGTGGCAATCAGCTGAAGGCCCTTAGCCTTGCACTTGGCGTACAACCGTTCACGGCTCTCCTTGTCCAGCCGCTCAGCGCCATCGATGAGGATAATCTCCAGCTGGCCGGGCTTGCAGACAGAGATATCCACGCACAGCTCCAGAAGCTCGCCGTCAGACAGATTGGAAATGGGCAGGCCGTTGATCAACGGGATTCCATTCTCCACGGTCAGACCCTCCACGGGGATATGGGCCTCTGCCAGGATGGTTGCTGGCAGCTCACGAGCAAGTTCAATCTTGCGGGTCAGCTCAGCAGACTGGTCGGTCAGATCCTGCACCTCGGCCTGCATGGCCACCATACGCTGGTACTCGTTCAGATGCTTCCGCATCTCCTCGGCATTGGTAACCTCTGCCGCCAGCGCAGTAGTGTCCACAGGCTCCTGATCAGCATACTGTTCAGCCACGCCGACGTCCTTTTCCAGCTTGGCCTTAGCTGCCTCAAAATTGGCGGTGGCAATATCCACTCGATCCTGCCGGCGGCGGCTCAGCTGAGCCAGTTTCTCCTCGGTAGCCTGAAGCTCGGCCTTCATCCGTTCGATACTGCCCGTCAGAGCGGCGCGTTCGGCCGCAATATCCCGGTCAATGGCACCGATCTCTACGTCCCTGGAACCTTCCAGTCCCCGGAGCTTGGATGTGAAATTGGCGCGGAACGCCTTAGCCCGCTCGATCACGCTGTTCTTCTCGCGCAGCCGTTCCAGCTCCCTGTAACGATCCCCGATGGGATACTGGTTCCAGCGGTCATAGTCGTATCCGGAGGGAATATCCTTGGCGATGTCGCTGATGAAGGCCTGCTTGTTGCGGATGTCTCGGTTGATATTCTGCCGGGATTGGAAGTAGACGCCGTTTTCTGCCTGGATGTCGTTCAGGACCTCCAGAATATGCTTGGAGTAGTCAACCCCCTGCGGGATCTCGCCGAACTGCTCCCGGATCCAGTTCACATCCCAGTCAAACTCGATGAGGGAGAGGATCACACGGTTCTTTTCCTGCCGGGAGAGTTGTGTGAACTCCACAGGATTCAGCTGCAGGGGCGTGAAGATCTGAGAGAGGAACTCGGCCGGCCGTGTCTGAAGGAGGGAACCGTCACGCACTTTGACCGTGCCGGCAGACTTGGCGGGCAGGGCCTTGCGGTCGATGGAGAGGCCGGTGGTGGTCTCGATGATGATCTCACCCTCATCGGCGCCCTGGTGGACGATGCAGTCCCGCTCAGAACGGTTTGTGAGGGCGAAACGGATGGCATCCAGCACGGAGGTCTTGCCGGCTCCCTTGGGGCCGGAGATCTCCACGGACTTCCCGTCGAGGGTGGTCTCACGGATGCCGAACAGATTCTTAATAACGATTTTTGAGGTTTTCATTGACAAAACTCTCTTTCTGCCCTTAAAATAGGGGCGCGTGAAAAGGATTGGCTTGTGCCGCCGATTCGGTCCCCTGCAGGTGTGCGAGACCTGCAGGGGATTTTTTATGCTTACAGAGCGACAACGAGCTTGCCGCTCTCAATCTCGGCAGCGAGCTTCTCCTCCAGGAATGCCTTGATGGTGTTGCGGGCCGTCAGGCGCCACATACCGCCATCGGCCTCGATGAAGGAAATGCCGCGGTCATTGATGCGGATGAGGAAGGTGCTCTCCGGCTGCTCGACCTCCTGGAAGGTGCGGTAGGGACGGAGCTTGACGATGGGGCGGATTGCCTCGTTGGTCTGCAGGGAGACACCGCTCTTCGTGGTGACGGTGGTTGCGACGCCGTTGTCATTGTAAATGACCTTGGCGCCGAGGGAGATATCATTGACCAGTTTCATCGCATAGAGCGAATCGCCAGTCTCCTGAAAGCGTGTACGCAGCGCGATCTGAGCTTCTTCGAAGCCAAGCGTGACCTTTGCATCCCATCCGGGGACATCGGTTGCACCGGCAGAATAGAAGACTGCGCGGACGCAGCGCTGCGTGAAGTCAGGCTGAGAGAAGCAGGTCACATTGGTGGGCGAAGGGATGTTGACAAAGAGCGCGGGGGTATTGGCATCTGCCAGATGGATAGCCTCGGTGCGGATCATCTTCACGATGGAATCCAGGCTGTGGAGCTGAAGAGTGGCTGGCACGATCGGCGTCTCGATGACTTCCTGCGCACCGGAGGGTGTGATGACATATGCACGGCCGCAGAGGTCCTGCGTTTCCGGCCGCATACCATCAAGGATGTACTGAAGTGCTTCTTTAAGCATGGCGATATGGTTCCTTTCTTAAAAATTAGGCCGAGTGGATCAGCCTGAGCTTCGGCGGAGCTTCCTGCTCCCCTGCATCTACGGCCAGCTGACCGGGAATCTGGGGAGCCATTTCGACGACCGTGTCCTCGTCCAGCACATACAGCATGGTGGTGATGGCGTTGGTCGATGCCAGCGTAGACTTGGCCACGCACTCCACCACAATGGTCTGCCGGTCATCCCCGGGCTTGAAGGTGAGCGTGATGTTCAGCTTTCTGGCCGCTTTTGCCGAGGTGTTCGGATCCAGGATGTTCCGGATCATGGCGCGCATCTCATAGTCTGCACGCTCCATGATCGCGCCACGTCCCATTTCGAGGATCGATTTCTCCTGACGTTCATCCATAGGTTTGCCTCCTTTCCTGCGTGATAAGGGTTCCAGCCCTCTGCCGGACGCCCCGCGGCAAATTTGAGCGGGGCCGCCCGGCAGAAGGCTGGATGACGGTGCTTCATCCGGCTGCTTCCCGGTAGACCTCTACCTGCTGGATGCCGAATTCGCAGGCAGCCTCATGGCTCTCGAAGAAAATATCCACATGGTTGCCCTTGACGGCGCTGCCGGTGTCCTCGACGATATACGGATGACCGTTGATCACGACCTCGCTGCCTTTGGGCAGCACATCCCAGTCGGCGGCGATGGTGCGGCCCTCCTCGGGGATCGTGCCGGCGCGCGTCTTCTGCACATAGTCTTCGCCGCGGCTGGGGTGGTCTTCCGACCAGATTCCGCAGCACTTGACACAGGGGCAATAGGCAGTAGCGGTGAACGTTCCAATGAGCTCTAACCGGTCAAGGCTGGAATAGTCCTCTGCCGGCTGCTCTGCAGGCTCCTGCGGCGTATCATCGACAGGGGAGGGCTGGGATACCTCCTGCGGTTTGGGCGGCTCACAGGCGTTCTGAGCGTGTGCGGCAGTGTAGCCGATGCAGACGCCCAGCGCCAGCAGGATCAGCACAAAGGCCAGGAACCGGATGTTTGCGGCACGGCGTTGGATGCGCCGGCGTTCTTCTCGTGTCAGTCGCTTCATAGGTCGATCCTCCTCAGTTTTCCGTATCCGACGGCGGGGGCGGTGGTAGTCGGAGCCTCATTGCCGGCGGCAAGGTAAGCGAGCAGCTGGTCTACATCGACCAGCTTTTTTCGCCCAACATGGATGACAGGGACAGCACCGGAGGCAATCAGATGCCTTATGTAGTGAAGCGTGATCTCGCTATCGGGATCCTGCTCCAGGATCAGCCGGTATGCCTTCGACGCAGTACGCATTCTCGGCATGGTTTGTCTCCTTTCGTGGTGGATTGCCCTCTCCGGGCCTGTGTGGTAGACTGGCGGCAGAAAGGGGGTGAGTATATGACGATTAAAGAGTTGGACCAGCGTTTGACGTTGGTGTTAGAGGATTTCTCCAGCGAAATGCGTAGCGAATATGATGACTACAGCAATGAACCTGTTACCGGCGGGGACATTGCTCAGTTATCAAGACAGACCTTCTACGCGCTGGATGAATTCCGGAAAGAGATCATTAAGTACCTTGAATCAAACCGCTGATCAGCAGGAAGCCGTCAGTTGCCGCTGGCGGCTTCTTCCTTGCTGTCCAGCACAATCTGAATATCGGATCCGAACCAGACCATCCTGCGCTGGATATCTTTGATAGCCTGGATGTGCTCGAGAATTTCCTTGGCCGCTTTTTCGGCATCCGAAATTCCGGTGATGATAATTTTTCCGGTCATGTTGTTCTCCTTTCGTAGTGGTTGGTGGCTTGTCCTCTCTCTGGCCGGGTGGTAAAATGACGGTGAGAGGAGGCATACAGAATGCTGACAAAGGAACAGTACAAAGCCCTGCGGCGGTACCGCGATGTCCCGAGCATCCCTGTCGGAGACAACGGCCTTTCCGATGTGGACCAGTACCTGGCCAAGCAGGGATACATCGAGCCTACGGATCTTGCGGTCGAATCCATCCCCGGCATTATTCAGGTATTTTTTAATGCGTACTGCATTACGCAACTGGGCCGTGTTGCACTCTCCGAGTACGACCAGAAAAAGCGGGAGCGTTGGTTTCAGGTGTTTCTCTGCCTATTGAGTGCGCTGGCCGGTTCGGTATGCGCGCTTCTTGTCGAATGGTGCCTGGGGTGCTTTTTCCACTGACTTGCTAAACGCATCCCAGAATCGGTTGAAAAGATCCGTGTCATAACCAACCACGCCGTCCCTCTCAATCTCCGGGAGCAGACCGGTTTCGATGGCTGCAATCAGCGCAAGGCCTTTCAGCGTTAACTTCATGTTTGGTGTTTCCTTTCTCTTATGCACCAGGTTCGCGTTTCTGAACTTTTTCC